CGGGACAACCACGTCGTCGCCATAGACATAAACATTCCTGGCAATCTCTTGCAGGGCTGTTAAGTCCATGACTGGGCGGATTTTAAACTTTAGCCTTGATTGGCTAAAGACACCCGTGACAATGGAAAGATGGATAAGGGCAGCCATCGTGGCAAACGTTAACCCGGAACCCATACCAGCCAGCTTTTTGATGCTGACCACAGGGTCTGTTATTGAAAAGCCTTCACGTTCGAAAACTTTTGGAGTTCTGAACTCGCAAAGGAAGTAGGACAATCCGGGAAAGTCGTTAAATACGCGATACGCGACCCGTGAAGGGACACGATCACTAGCCTCAGAAAGGTCTAGCGTTGCATACTTACGATCAATGCTCGACTGCTGTGCAAGACGCTGATTGATTCCTTGGTCAACAAAATTGACACGGCGTTGTGTAACCCTTTCAAGGGCACTGCTGAAATAATCGAAATACAGCAGCTGACTCCGTAAGGCATGAACGGGTTCTTTTACAATTACCCGCGGCCCACGTGAGTCTTTCGGTACAACGCAGTATTCGGAATCCTCCACATCGTTAACGAATGTGAGTGGTAAATCCACCCACTCCACATTGCAGGTAATCGGGTTAAATTCCCACTTTCCTGGCTTATAGTGTGGATACGGCAAGAAGTGGACAGCGTAAGGTCGTTGCTTCTCGGAGCAGTCTCCGACAATCGCACCCGGGAGAGCCTTATATTCGGACGCAGAGTAAACTTTGCCCTGAATGTTGGATAACTCCGTGGAGTGTGAGAACGACCCCGGGCCCCAGCGAGAAAGATTATCGGAGTGAATGTCATCAACTGTGACGTCGACTAGGTCATACCATAGCGCCTTCGCTACGGCAGTCACCCGGTCAACAAATTCCCAGTCAACGTTCTCTCCGACTTCGCTGTCGGTCTTTTCCCATTTCAACCTTGCATTAACCTTCATTTCATCCGTAATAGGGAGGCACAACTTATACACATACTCGCATAGCTGCCGGATTATTACCAGACAGTGTGCGGATGGTTTACGTCGAACCAAACCCGTAGTAGGGTTGAAGATTTTTGAAAGGTGGAGCCGAAGAAAAGTAGGTAAAGCCCCTTTATGAGCAAAGTAGGTATTAATACCATACTTGGCATCAGTGCCAAGCCATCGCCCTGCTTCGATTGAAGCGAGGGTTGTCTTTGCGAGTTTAGGAAGTACGTCCGTAACGAAGGTTAAACCTTCGCAAGATAGCCTCCTCAGGAGATAGTCAACGGACCAACTATCGAC